TACGTAACGTATTGAAATCAGACTATTTCTTTGCCTGATTTCTAAAGTTACAACCTAGCCAATCGGCAAAAACGTAGCAATCAAGGAGTAACATATGAGTGATATGATTGTATTGAAGGGAACAGCATTGTGGGCAAAAATATTTCAGCCTGACAATCGTTTCGTAAAACCTCACGGTGAGTATTCTACACAGGTACTTGTCCCTGAGGCAGAAGCAGCAGAAGTTTGTGAACAACTGGAAGCAATGGTTGATGCCAAGTTTGCAGAAGTTGTCAAGGATAAGCCAGCACTCAAGGCTACCCTGTCCAAGCGTCCTGTTACAGAACCACACGTAGACGACAGAACAGGTGAGCCGACAGGCAACCTTGTGTTCAAGAGTAAGTGCCTCGCTGTCGTTGAAAGCAAGACAGGTCAGACCTACGCGCAGAAGCCATCAGTGGTGGACTCCAAGCGTCAGCCTATGGCTGGCAACCAGTTAGTAGGTAATGGGTCTACCATCAAGGTAGCAGTGGAGCCTATCCCCTACTACATGGCAAGCACCAAGCAGGTAGGTGTATCACTACGCCTCAAGGCTGTGCAGGTTATTGACCTGAAAGAACATAACAAGTCTGCATCATCTATCTTCGATGACGAGGATGGCTTTGTAGCAGAGGCAGTACAGAAAGACGATGCTGCTGATGTGTTCGATGACCACGATACTTCTTCGGCTGGTGCAGATGAAGGGGACTTTTGAAGAGGCCGTGCTTTCTGACTTAGATAGTAGAGGCGTTCCATATATGTATGAGCCAGACAAGCTGGCCTATTACGTGGAACGTCACTACATCCCTGACCTAAAGCTAGGTACTATGATAGTAGAACTGAAGGGGTACTTCAGGCAAGACAGCCAGCGTAAGATGAAGGCAGTGAAGGCACAGTACCCCGACATGGATGTACGATTTGTATTCCAGAAGGCCAGTGCTACTATTCAGGGAGCTAAGAAGAGGAAGGACGGTACTAAAATGACATGTTCAGAATGGGCAGACCGTAATGGTTTTGTTTGGGCAGAGGGTACTATACCAGAGGAGTGGTTGAAATGAGTATCATCGAAGTACAAGAGGAACTTGTATCGGCAGTTGATTTGAACGTAGACTTGACAACAGATGGCTTGCGTGTCTCAGTATACATTGATGACGTAGAGGTGCATGACTTTGTAGCCTACGACACCATTGCTTATACGCTAGTGGCAGAGCGAGACAAGTATCCTAACGAGATTCTTGAACGTATCCTTCGGGAGTTTAAGAACATGGCAGACATATTGGAGCAAGCAGTAGATGAATCAGGAGAGTGAGTTTATCAGGCATGAGTCCTGTCCTCACTGTGGTAGTAGTGATGCCAATGCCTTATACGCAAATGGTAATCACTACTGCTTCTCTTGTCAGACGTTCACTAAAGCAGACGATGAACAAGGAGTGATTGCAGTGACAACACAGAAACCTAACACAGCGTTCCTACCTATAGATACGGTAGCGTTAAACAAGAGAAAAATTACTGACAAGACTGCGAAGCATTGGCAGTATGGACTAAGCACTTACAAGGGTACTAAGGTACAGGTAGCAAACATGTACGACAGGGCTGGCACTCTGCAAGCTCAGAAGGTACGCTTCCCTAACAAGGACTTCACAGTTGTAGGTGACATCAAGAAGATTGGACTGTATGGTGAACACCTCTGTCGTGATGGTGGCAAGATGATTACCATTGTTGAAGGCGAGTTGGATGCCCTCTCTGTTAGTCAATGTTTTGACAACAAGTGGCCTGTGGTATCTGTACCTCAGGGCGTACAGTCAGCAAAGAAGTCAGTAGCTAAGAGCCTTGAGTGGCTGTGTAACTACGATTCCATCATCATTATGTTTGACAATGATGAACATGGTCAGGCTGCTTCCCTTGAGGTAGCTAACATCCTACCACCCAACAAGGCTAAGATTGCGAAGCTTCCCCTCAAGGATGCGAGTGACATGGTACAGGCTGGACGACAGGCTGAACTGGTTGATGCAGTGTGGGGTGCTAAGACATACAGACCTGATGGTATCCTAGCTGGTACTGATGTGTGGGACATCGTGATTGCTAACGATGACAAGGATTCAGTAGCCTACCCATACGTGGGTATCCAAGAGAAGACAGGTGGCTGTCGTAAGGGTGAGATTGTCACAGTGACTGCTGGCTCTGGCATTGGTAAGTCACAGTTGGCACGTGAGTTTGCCCACGCCTTTGTAAAAGAAGGGCAGACACTAGGATACATTGCACTTGAGGAGAACGTAAAGCGTACTGCTCTTGGCCTTATGTCGTTGGAGTTGAACAAGCCCCTGCACTTGAGGCAGACTGATGTGCCAGAGGAGGAGTTACGCCATGCTTTTGACGCTACCGTTGGATCAGGTAGAGTATATCTTTATGACCATTGGGGTTCTACTGATAGCGATAACCTGCTGTCCAAGATACGCTACCTTGTTCGTGGTTGTGGGTGTGATTATATTATACTTGACCACATTAGTATTGTTGTTAGTGGTTTAGAGGGTGGTGATGAACGCCGACTTATTGACAACACCATGACTAGACTACGTGCGCTGGTTGAGGAACTAAACTGTGGTCTGATACTGGTATCCCACCTACGCAGACCATCAGGTGATAGAGGCCATGAGGATGGCGCACAAACTAGCATGTCACAACTACGTGGTAGTGCTGCCATTGGTCAGCTAAGTGACATCGTAATAGGGCTGGAACGCAACCAGCAAGACACAGATAATGCGAACATCAGTCAGGTCAGGGTTCTAAAGAACAGATGGTCAGGCGAAACTGGATTATGTTGTTCACTAGAATACAGCTTGGAGACAGGCCGTATGGTAGAGACAATCTTCGATGATGAAGAGGTAGACGACATAGAATTTTAGCTACTGCGGAGACAGAGCATGGATTTAATATTCGACTTAGAAGCAGACAACCTACTTGACGATGCCACAGTAACGTGGTGTATCGTGGCTAGGGATGCTGACACAGATGAGGTACACACCTTTGACCCCAACAATATCAAGGATGGGCTAGCCTTACTTAGCCAAGCCGATACACTCATTGGTCATAACATCATTGACTATGACCTGCGCCTTCTCAAGAAGTTGCATGGCTTTGAGTATCATGGCAACATCGTTGACACGTTGGTATACTCTAGAACTATCTGGCCTGACGTTAAAGAGATTGACTTCAAGCTAAACAAGAAGGGTACTTTCCCTCAGAAGTTGATAGGAAGTCACTCGCTCAAGGCGTGGGGCTACAGACTAGGAGAATTAAAAGGTGATTTCAATACTGGCAGCGAGAGCTTTGCAGCATACACCACTGAGATGCTCGACTACTGCATCCAAGACTGTGCTGTTACAGAAAAGCTTTATCGTAAAATTATGGAGAAAAATTTCAGCCAAGAGGCACTAGACCTTGAGACTGAGATACACACATTGCTTCTACATCAGCAGGAATATGGATTTCCTTTTGATGTGAAGGCTGCTCAATCCCTGTATGCTACCCTGTCAGGGCGTAGGTCAGAGATTGAGAACCAACTACAAGAAACTTTTGAGCCTACTATTGTAGAGCTAAAGACTAAGACTAAGACCATTCCATTCAACCCTGCTAGCCGACAGCAGATTGCTGACCGACTGATGAAGCGTGGTTGGGAGCCTCAGGCTCACACTGATAGTGGTGAACCTAAGGTAGATGAGACAGTGCTATCTGGTATCGACATGCCAGAAGCTGCCCTACTCAGTGAGTACCTGATGCTAAACAAACGCATTGGTCAGCTAGCTACAGGTAAGCAAGCGTGGTTGAAGATGGAGAAAGAGGGAAGACTTCATGGACGAGTTAATCATATGGGGGCTGTTACTTCTCGTTGTACTCACGCCAATCCTAATATGGCGCAAGTTCCCAGCGTTGGTGCGCCTTATGGAGAGGACTGTAGACGTTTATTCCACGCTCCTAGTGGGTATAGTCTATTGGGTGCTGATGCTAGCGGCCTTGAGTTGCGCTGTCTTGGGCATTATATGGCTGCTTATGACAATGGCGAGTATGCCAACACTGTAGTTAGTGGTGACATACACACAGCCAATCAACAAGCTGCTGGACTTCCCACGCGCAGTAACGCAAAGACATTCATCTATGGATTTCTTTATGGTTCAGGCGATGAGAAGACAGGCAAGATCATAGGTAAGGGTGCGAAGGAAGGTAGGGCTATCAAGAAGAAGTTCCTGAAGAAACTACCTGCTCTAAAATATCTCAAGGATGCTGTAGCAAAAGCAGCAGATCAGCGAGGTTGGGTCAAGGGATTGGATGGACGTATCATTCCTATCCGACATAGCCACGCAGCATTGAATACTCTACTACAGAGTGCAGGTGCTATCATCTGTAAGACATGGTACGTATACGTATCACGTGCTATCAAAGAAGCAAACTTAGATGCACAGGTTGTGGCCTTCATCCACGATGAGGTACAGGTTCTAGTTAAAGAAGGGCAGGAAGATGAAACAGGCAGACTTATTCAACGATGTATGCGAGAAGTCGAGCAACACTTCTCCTTCAGATGTCAACTCGACAGTGATTACAAGTACGGACGAAACTGGGCAGACACGCATTGATGCAGTGACTTGCACTGTGTGTGACACCATGCAACCAGTAGCAAACTTTGAGATTGCTGCTAGTGGTGCAGTTCGCAGGACATGTAACTCTTGTCGTAGTGGACAGGCAAAGATTGTTATGAGGTTGAAGAAAGAAAACCCATACCCATCTGATGACTATGCCTGTCCTATCTGCGATAGAAATATGGATGACCTAGCTAAACTAGGCCAGCCTATGTACAACAAGTGGGTACTAGATCACTGTCACGATACCAATACATTCAGGGGATGGCTGTGCAATAGCTGTAACGCTGGGTTGGGTAGGTTCTCTGACAGTTTGGATAGGGTACTAAGGGCAACAGGATACTTAGAGGAGCATAAGATAAAGCATGGACTTTGATTTCTTTTTCAAAATGGTCTGCACTATCAGCTTCGCTGGTGTGACCCTATGCCTCTGCATCAAATGGATTGTAGAATCCTACCTAGACTATGTACAGGTGATGACAGGCATTAAGGTAATGACCCTCAGTAAACTAAAAGATACGCAACATGAACGAGAGGATATAGACGATGACCCTACTGCTTATTGATGGAGACATCATTGCCTACAAAGCATCTGTGTCAGCAGAGACACCAGTTAATTGGGGCGATGGTTTGTGGACTCTACATTGTTGGGAAGATGACGTAGCCATACGCATTGATGACCAGATAACAAAGCTTACAGAGGAAGCACCAGTACAGGATTGTGTTGTTGCTTTGTCAGACAAAGAGAACTATCGCAAAGAACTTGCACCATACTACAAAGCCAACAGAAGTAAGACACGTAAGCCTATGCTTCTACAGTGGGCAAGGGAGTACATGGCTAGTAAGTATAACACTATTATATACAGGAGATTGGAAGCAGATGATGTCTTGGGGATACTTGGTACTGCGAATCCAGATACTATTATCTGGTCTGAAGATAAGGACTTGCTTACTGTACCAGCAAAGCATTGGATTGATGGTGAGGTTGTCAAAATCAGTGAAGAAGAAGCTAAGTACAATTTCTACTATCAAACGCTTGTTGGAGATAGTACAGACAATTACAAAGGCTGTCCTTCGGTTGGCTCAGTTACTGCTAACAAGCTTCTATCACAAGATTGTTCGTGGGATGCAGTGGTTAGTGCATATGCTGCTAAAGGCTTATCAGAAGAGGTAGCCTTACAGAACGCACGACTAGCACGTATCCTACGTGATGGTGAGTATGATACAGACACAGCAGAGGTGAAGCTATGGCAGAGCAGCTAAGACATGAAGAGTATATGAAGAAACAGGCAGATATGGTCAACAGTCCTGCCCACTACGCAGACAGTGGTATTGAGACTATCGACTACATTGTAGATGTGCTTGGTGAGTTTGAGGCTATCAGCTATTGTCATGGTAACATCATCAAGTATACAGGTTCTCGTCTATGGAAGAAGGGCAATCCTATTGAGGATGCTAAGAAAGCTCGTTGGTACATGGACAAGATGATTGAACTAATGGAAAAGACTAAAGGGGTAAACTGGTAATGGATAATGTAACTTTCAGGGTAGACCGTTATGATGATGACGGTGAGTATATCGGACATGTAGAACACACCTTCCAATGTGAAGGTCATCTATCTGAGATGCTATTCAATTTCAAAGCTTTCTTACAGGGCATGACCTTTGGGTATGTTAAGAATGTATATGCAATCAAAGACGATGGCGAAGAGGTTGGTGAGGAATGATGAACCTACACGATTACCAGATGCAAGCACTGAAGACAGCAGTGTACCCTAAGAAGTATTCTATCTCCTACCCTGCGCTGGGTCTAGCCGAAGAAGCAGGAGAGGTGGCTGGCAAGATTGCTAAGATGATGCGAGATGATATATCTCTTGTTGACCAAAAGAAAAAGATTGAGGCAGAGATGGGTGACGTACTGTGGATGTTAGCAGCACTAGCCCATGACTGTGGCCTGTCCCTACAAGAGATAGCAGAGAAGAATCTAATAAAACTAAACGCACGACAGTCATCAGGTACTCTGCATGGCGAGGGAGATAATAGATGATAAGCAACTACCTACCAACAGACTACCAAACCTTCATTGCTACCAGTAGGTACGCACGATGGCTAGAGGACGAGAACAGGCGAGAGACTTGGGTTGAAACAGTACAACGCTACATCAACTACATTGCCACTACTGGTCTATCTGCTGATGATCTGGAAGAGATTGAAGAGGCTATCCTAAACCTAGAAGTAATGCCTAGTATGAGAGCGTTGATGACAGCAGGGGTAGCGGCAGACCGTGACAACACCTGTATCTACAACTGTAGCTACCTACCAGTAGACCATATACGTGCCTTTGATGAGGCTATGTTTATCCTACTGTGTGGTACAGGTGTAGGGTTTAGTGTTGAGCGTCAGTCTATCGCCAAGCTGCCTACTATTCCAGAGACTTTGGTTAAAGATACTCGCGCTATAAAGGTAGGGGATAGTAAAGAAGGTTGGGCTACAGCCCTACACTCCCTCATGTCTACCCTATACTCAGGCGTCATACCTAGCTGGGACTTGTCTGCTATTCGTCCAGCAGGTGCGAGGCTAAAGACCTTTGGTGGTAGAGCGTCAGGACAGGAGCCATTGAATGACCTGTTCAATTTTGTGGTAGAAAAATTTAAGGCAGCAACAGGACGTAAGCTTACTAGCATTGAGTGTCACGACATTATGTGTAAGATTGGCGAGGTTGTGGTGGTGGGTGGCGTACGCCGTTCAGCTATGATTAGCTTGTCCAACCTAAGTGATGGGCGTATGGCACACGCCAAGTCTGGTAGCTGGTGGGAGAACGAGGGTCAACGTGCGTTGGCTAATAACTCTGTAGCCTACACAGACAAGCCTGACATGGAAGGGTTCATGCGTGAGTGGTTGTCACTCGTTGAGTCTAAGTCTGGTGAGCGTGGTATCTTCTCACGTGTCGCAGCAGACAAGCATGTAGAGATGAACGGACGTAGAGAGACAGGGCATGAGTGGGGAACTAACCCATGTTCTGAGATTATCCTACGGCCTTACCAGTTTTGTAATCTAACAGAGGTAGTGGTACGTCAAGGTGATGACCTAGATAATCTAAAGCGTAAGGTACGTCTGGCTACCATACTTGGTACAGCACAAGCCACCTTCACTAAGATGCCATACCTACGTGACATCTGGAAGAAGAACACAGAAGAAGAACGCTTGCTTGGCGTATCTCTGACAGGTATCATGGACAACTACCTACTGTCTAAGACTACTGACAGTAAGGTGTGGCTCAAAGCCATGAAGCAGACAGCCATTGATACTAATGCAGAGTATGCTGAGAAACTAGGTATCCCTGTATCAGCAGCCATCACTTGTGTAAAGCCATCAGGTACAGTGTCACAGCTTGTTGATAGTGCTAGTGGTATTCACGCAAGACACAGCGAATACTACATACGTACTGTACGTGGTGACAACAAAGACCCACTTACACGTTTTATGCAGGATACAGGTATCCCTGCTGAACCATGTGTAATGAAGCCCGACTCTACCACAGTGTTTAGCTTCCCAACTAAGTCACCATCTGGTGCTGTTACACGTAACGACATGACTGCATTGGAGCAACTAGAACTGTGGAAGAACTACGCATTGAACTGGTGTGAACACAAACCATCAGTAACTATCACAGTAAAGGATGCAGAGTGGATGGCAGTAGGTGCGTGGGTATATGAAAACTTTGACATCTGCTCTGGTATCTCATTCCTACCACACAGTGACCATACATATGCACAAGCTCCTTATCAAGATATAGATAAGGAAACATATGAAGAACTCAAGAAACAGATGCCTACTTCTATTGATTGGTCAGCTTTGTCTCTTTATGAGAAGGAAGATACAACAACAGGTGGGCAAACTTTGGCGTGTACTGCTGGTGCATGTGAGCTAGTAGACATCTAAAGTTACAACATTAGCGAAGGTTTGTAAAAATGAGAGCATTAGGCAACGATTTCAATATAACAGATGGCTTACTTAACCACCTACAAGAGTTGTATCCTGACAAACTTCCGCATGAACAAGTGTCCCCTGAGAAACTAAGCTTCCTCAGGGGTCAACAATCTGTCATACAGAAGCTTGTTGAATTACAAAACCAAGATTTTGAGGATGATTAATATGGGTGGACTATTTGGCAGTAAAGCACCTGCCCCCTTACCAGCCCCTGCTCGTCCTGTTACAGCAGTAACGAAAACCCCCGACATTGAACTAGATGATACACAACTAGAGTCAACTATGCTAAAGAAAAAGCGCAAGGGTAAACGAGCATTGAGGCAAGACATAGTTAAAGACACAGCAACACAAGTAGCCAGCGAAGGTGCTGGACTACAGATACCTAAAGGACAGTAGCATGGGTGGCATTATTAAAAAGCCCAAGCGTCCTGCTCCTCCACCACCTCCACCACCTCCACCTCCACCTCCTGCTGCGCCAGTAGATACTTCTGCGACAGGTGCAAGTAAAGGTGGCATGGCTGAATCAGAGCTACAACTGTCTGGTGAAGTTACAGGTGGTAGGCAGCTTAGACGTAGGCGTAGAGGTAAACGAGCGTTGGTTGGACAAACTGCTGCTGCTGCACAAGTAGGTGGCGAAGGTACGTCTGGTCTAAATATTCCGAAGGGATAAGTAAATGGAAGAAGAAGTAGGTACAGTAGCTAAACGCTACAGTCAGCTTGAGAGTGAGCGTGATACGTTCCTTGAGCGAGGCCGTGAGGCAGCAAAGCTAACCATCCCTACTCTTATGCCAGAGGAAGGGCATAGTAGTTCATCTATCTATGCTACACCGTATCAAGGCATCGGAGCGAGGGGTGTAAACAACCTTGCATCTAAATTGCTTCTTGCTCTGCTGCCCCCTAACAGCCCCTTCTTTCGTCTAACGATTGACGACTTTGACTTGCAACAAATTGCAGGTGACAATCGTGGGCAAGTAGAAGAAGGGCTGGCACGTATTGAACGTGCAGCAATGCAGGAGATTGAGAGCAAGTCTATTCGTGTACCTGTCTTTGAGGCACTCAAGCTGCTTATCGTAACTGGTAATGCGCTAGTGTATATGCCCAAAGAAGGTGGCATGAAAGTATATAGACCTGACCGTTATGTGACAAAGCGTGACGCAATGGGTAACTTGTTGGAGATTATTACTAAAGAGTCAGTGTCACCTTTGATGCTGCCTGATGCAGTAAAACAGATGATACCACCAAGTGATACACCTGTGAAGAATTATGACCTGTACACCTGTGTCAAAACTACCAAGCGTGGCTTTGACGTACATCAGGAAGTAGCAGGTATTGAAGTTCCTGCTTCACGTGGAACATTCAAGAAAGACCAGAACCCATTCATTCCATTGCGCTTTATTCGTATTGATGGTGAAGACTATGGGCGTGGTTTCATCGAAGAATACATCGGTGACTTGCGTAGTTTGGAAGCACTAACCCAAGCTATTGTACAAGGAAGTGCAGCTTCATCTAAGGTTCTGTTCCTAGTACGTCCTAACGGTACGACTAAGACAGCTAACCTAGCTAAAGCACCTAATGGTGCGTTCCTTACTGGTGATGCTAATGATGTTTCTACTCTACAGGTACAGAAGTCAAGCGACTTCCGTGTAGCCTTAGAGACTATGCGTATGATTAATGACCGTCTTGCTGCTGCCTTCTTGTTGAATAGCAGTGTACAACGTGCAGCAGAACGTGTCACAGCAGAAGAAGTGCGCTTCATGGCGCAGGAACTAGAGACTGCATTGGGTGGAGTATACTCTATTCTATCGCAGGAGTTCCAGCTTCCACTAATCAACCTGCTACTAGAGTCATTGACAAAGCAGGGCAAGATGCCTCGTATGCCTAAGGACAGTGTTAAACCTACTGTTGTTACAGGTATCGAAGCACTTGGGCGTGGTCAAGACCTAAACAAACTTGCAACATTCTTGCAATATCTACAGCCACTTGGCGCAGAGGTTATTGCCAGCGAGATGAACTTGGGTGACTACATAGACAGACTAGCAGCATCACTAGGCATCGACACCTCTGGACTTATTAAGTCAGCAGAGCAGAAGCAACAAGAGGCTATGATGCAACAACAGATGCAACAGCAACAAATGTTAGAACAAACAGCTATGGGTATGGCACAGGGTGCTGCACCACAAATGGCAAAAGGCGCAGTAGAAACGGAGTAATACATGGCAGAAGCTATTAACACTTATCAAGAACCTGAACCTGAATCTCAAGAGCATGTAAAAGAAATGCTTGAGAAAGTAGAAGGTAGTCAACAAGATGCTAACCGTCCTGATTGGTTACCTGAAAAGTTCAAATCACCAGAAGACATGGCTAAAGCTTATGCTGCATTAGAGGGTAAGTTGGGTCAAGGTGAACAAGAATCTGAACCAGAGGTAGAAGAACCCACTGGTGAGGAGTCTTTGTCAGAAGTCTCTGAACTACTAGATAGTAAGGGACTAGACTTTGATGTGTTCCAAGAAGAGTACATCGAAACTGGTGAGCTATCCCCAGAAGCTTATAAAGCTTTGGAAGAGGCTGGCTTCCCACAAAGCATGGTTGACTCTTGGGTAGCAGGGCAAGATGCTCTGGCTGCACAAATGACAACCGACATGCACTCCATTGTAGGAGGTGCAGATCAATACACTGACATGGTTCAGTGGGCATCGAACAATCTACCCGAAAGTGAAGTCGATGCTTTCAATGCAACTATGGATACGCAAGACCCTAATATGATTAGGCTTGCTGTTCAAGGTCTTAATGCACGTTATCGTTCTGAGGCAGAACCTAACCTTATGCAAGGTGGCACAGGTTCTGTATCCACAGGTGGGCGTTTTGAAAGTAATGCGGAACTCACTTCTGCTATGAGTGACCCTAGATACGCTAAAGACCCTGCCTACAGGCAACAGGTAGCTGATAAGCTTGCTCGTTCTAGCCTGTTCTAACATGTTGCATTTGGTGAGGGGGTTGTATAAGAATCCCCTCTCCTTCTAAGTACATCCTACCTGCTGGCGTTACAGGATTCCCCTAATAATAAAGGGCTGTAAGTAAGAGCCAAGTGGGGTGTATTTAGAAGGGGAAACCCTAACACGAAGCTAAACATAACAAACGATTACCCCTGACCCCTTGCGAGGGACAATCTTGGAGAAAGGATGTAGTGTAATGCAGAGTGTAATTCAACTCAACATTATACTCACTAAGGAGTAATTCAAATGGCACAAGCCGCTTCAAACCCTGCCTATAGCGTAAGCTTTCAGGGTCAAAACAACCTATCAGGTGACGTACGTGACCTGTTTCTCAAGCTGTACGCTGGCGAAGTCCTGACAGCTTTTGAAGAAAAGAAAGTCCTTTCGGACAAGGTGCGTACTCGCACAATCTCAAAGGGTAAGTCTGCCTCGTTCCCAATGACAGGCCGCGCAACTGCGGAATATCTGACTCCGGGCAACGAAATTACTGGTGGTACTATCCGTGCTGGTGAGCGTATCGTAACTATTGATGACTTGCTCATCTCTAGCCAGTTCATTGCTAACATTGATGAAGCAATCAACCACTACGATGTCCGTTCTATCTACTCAAAGGAAGCTGGTATTGCACTAGCTAACGAAGCAGATAAGAACGTAGCACGTATGCTTGTAAAAGCTGCGCTGTCAACCAACGCTACACGTGCTGCTGGTCTTGTTCAAGACTACAAAGCCTTCACTGAAGAAGACTTTACTGACAATGTGACTATCGGTACTGCTGGTGGTGATGTGACTGACCCTGCAAAGCTGGCTAAAGCTATCTTTGACGCTCGTAAAGAGATGGAAGTCAAGAACGTACCTACTGAGGGCGCTGTAGTTGTACTGGCTCCTGACCAGTATTACGCATTGATGGACGTTACTGATGGTAACAAGCTTGTCTACATGAACAAGGACTTCGGTGGTGCTGGTTCTATCGCTTCTGGCGTAGCACCTTCAATCGCTGGTATGCCTATCATTATGTCTAACCACGCTAACGTGGCTAACCTGTATCAGAACTTCACTACAGGTGATGCTGCCGAAGGTAAGACATCAGACAACGCACCTCTGGCAAACACTGCTGGTTCAGGCCGCACAACTCACTATGACCTGCCTACTGCTAACGTAGATGGCGCAGACATGGTGGCACTTGCTGCTAAGTTCAAGGGCTTTGTCTTCACACCAGACGCAGTAGCTACTGTTAAGCTGCTCGACTTGGGTATGGAGTCTGAGTACCAGATCAACCGTCAGGGTACACTCATGGTTGCTAAGTACGCAATGGGACACAACGTACTGCGTCCTGCTGCCTGTATCGCTCTGTCAGCCGCTTAGTTTTAATTGGAGAGGGGTTAATAGCCTCTCTCCTTTTTCATAGGATAGTGTTATGCAGAAACTAAAAATTAAAAAGTCACGTGTAAACGAGGCAGGAAACTACACTAAACCTACGATGCGTAAGCGCATGTTTAACAGTATTAAAGCTGGTACAAAAGGCGGTAACGCTGGTCAGTGGTCGGCGCGTAAAGCCCAGCTACTTGCCTCACGTTATAAGAAAGCAGGTGGGGGCTACACATCGTGAAGAAGCCTCAGGAAAGCTTAAAGAAGTGGACGAAACAAAAGTGGCGTACTAAATCAGGTAAACCTTCTGCTAAGACAGGTGAACGCTATCTACCAGAAGCAGCTATCAAGTCACTGTCTGCATCAGAGTATGCAGCCACTACCAAAGCGAAGCGCGAAGGCTCTCGCAAAGGTAAGCAGTTTGTTCGTCAACCATTAAGGATTGCTAAGAAGACAGCACAATATAGGAAGTAGATATGCCACAAGTAGGTTCAAAACATTACAGCTATACCAAAAAAGGTAAAGAAGCTGCCAAGAAAGAAGCCAAGAAAACTGGGATGCCTGTAAAAAATAAGTACATGAAGAAGAAGTAACATGGGTATTACACATGCAGGAGAAACATTCAGAGGTCTACGTATACCTAAAAGTTCCCCTAAGGGTAAGAAGTCTCATGCTGTTTTAATTGGTACTAAAGACAAACCAAAGTTAATTAGGTTTGGTGAAAAGGGTGCTAAGACTAACCAATCAGCAAAGCAACGCAAAGCCTTTAAGGATAGACACCGTAGGAACATATCCAAAGGCGAAACAAGCGCAGCTTATTGGGCTAACAAGGTCAAGTGGAAAGCTTAAAAGGTAAACGATATGGCAGGAACAACAAAACTAGATGCAGTCAACACGATGCTTTCTGCCATAGGCGAAGCACCAGTAAGTAGTCTCTCCTCTGGTCTGATTGAAGCAGAGATTGCAGAGAGTATTCTAAACACAGTTGACAGAGAAGTACAGTCTATGGGCTGGCACTTCAACACAGAATTAAATAAAAGCTTTGCTCAAGATACAAACGGTGAGATACTACTACCTACAGATATTCTTAGAGCAGACGCCACGCTAGCCGCAGAGAGTCCAAACTTGGTACAGCGTGGTCTAAAAATGTATGACAGAACCAACCACACATTTAACATTGGGGCATCTACACAGTTAGACATTGTAGTAAAGCTAGCTTTTGAAGATATGCCAGAAGTAGCCAAGCGTTATACAGTGCTACGCGCTACTCGCATCTTCCAAGACCGTGTGGTTGGCTCTAACACCCTACATGATTTCCAAGAAAAAGATGAGGGTTACGCTCTTATGGAACTTAAAGAGTTTGATAAGGCTGCTGATGACCACAACATCTTTGACAATTATGACACGTATGCTATCATTGATAGACAGGGACGGAGAACACTCTAATGGCACTCATCAGTCAATCTATCCCCAACCTCATCAATGGGGTATCACAACAGCCACCATCCCTACGTCTTAACACACAAGCAGAGTTACAAGAGAACGGCTTGTCAAGTGTAGTATCAGGTTTGTCTAAGCGTCCTAGCACAACCCACGTGGCTAATCTAGGAACTATCTCTAACTTAGACAAGGCTTTTATTCATACTATTCGTAGAGATGAAAACGAGTTTTACTCTATGGTTGTGGATACCTCTGGTGTAATCAGGGTGTTTGACAAAGATGGTACTGCTAAGACTGTTACGAACAACGCAGCGTCCTACCTATCAGGCTTGACTGATCCTAGTAAAGAATTGTCTGCTGTCTCTATTGCAGACTCTACCTTTATTGTCAATAAGAATACAGTTGTTGCCAAAGGAACAGCTACTGCGCCTACTCGTAATCCAGAAGCATTGGTATATGTCAAACAGGCTGATTACTCATCTACTTATAGGCTGACGCTAACCAAAGGTGGTAGCTCTAGTACAGTTGAGTTTGCAACAAAAGCTAGTACGCAGGGTAACTCCCAAGAAACACAGAACGCTGAACGTGGTGCATCTACTGACCTGATTGCAGAAAACCTTAATACATTTTCTGGTTCTACTGTTAGTACAGATTACTATGAAGACATTACTAATGGTAGTGCTGTTAGTGGTCTAACTATTACACGCTATGACTCAGTGTTACATATCCAATCTACTAACGCTACTGACTTCCAAGTAGAAGTAGGTGACTCACATGGTGGGGATCACTTGCTTATATTCAAGGATGAAACAGGTGACTTTAAGAAGCTACCTACCAAAGCTCCTACTGATTTTGTTATTAAGGTATCAGGGGACAATCAGAAAGCACAGGACGATTACTATGTAAAGTTTACGGCTGATGATGTGTGGAAGGAAACTATAGAACCAGCAGCACTAACACAGCTAAACGCTGCCACCATGCCACACAAACTATCTAAGCTAGCCAATGGTAACTTTCAGTTTGATGTAGTAACATACAAAGAGAGACAAGTGGGGGATGATGACACGAACCCATTTCCATCGTTTATTGGATATACTCTGTCTGACATCTTCTTTCACCGTAACAGGCTGGGACTCCTTGCAGACGAGAATGTAATCTTCTCACGTGCAGGTGAGTTTGTAAACTTTGACTTCTTCCGTAAGTCTGTACTAACCATTGTAGACAGTGACCCCATTGATGTGGCTGTGTCCTCTAACAAGGTTAGTATTCTTAAACATGCTGTGCCATTTAACGAAGCACTACTCCTGTTCTCTGATCTTACACAGTTTAAGGTTACGGCTGACCCTGTACTTACCCCTGAGACAATCAACGTGGCTAATACCACAGAGTTTGAGGCAAGCCTACGCGCAAAGCCAGCACAAGCAGGTAAGTATGTATACTTCGCATCTAAGCGTGGTGCATGGTCAGGCATGTGGGAGTATTTTGTAGACTCTGACACAGACACTAATGACGCTACAGAGATTACGGCACACGTGCCTGAGTATCTCAATGGTGAGATTAAGAACATTCAAGCATCGTCTAACGAGGACATGCTGATTGCACAGACTGACAATGACCCTACAGCCTTATATGTATATAGATACTACTGGCAGGGCAGGGAAAAGCTACAGGCTTCTTGGTCGCGCTGGGTGTTTGGTGGAGATGTCATAGGTTACTCATTTAACCTAGCTGATATTACAGTCCTTATCAAAAGAGGTAACGACTTGTACCTTGAGCGTATAAACCTGTCGGTAGATACTGCTACAACCTACACTACTGGTAGCTTTGCTATCCACCTAGATAGACGTGTTACGTTAGCTACAGGAGGTACTACCACACTACCTTATACAGATGCGGCTGCTATCTACGTAGATAAGACAGGTGAAATTATACCCCTATCTGCTGTTGCAGGTAAGCTAGCCAACAGTGAAGTAGTCTTTGCTGGCGTACCCTTCACGTTTAAGTATGAGTTCTCTGAGCCTGTGGTAAAACAGGACAACAAACCTGTGACAACAGGACAGCTACAGATAAGAAACTACGCTGTAGTCTACAACAAGACAGGCTTCTTTGAAGTAGACGTAGCTCCCCTCAAGAGAAGTGTTTACACAAGAAGCTTTACAGGACGCATCGTTGGTGGTGCTAACAACATCCTGAACCAAGCTGCCATCGACTCTGGCACATACCGATTTGGTGTGCTAGGTAAAGCTGGTGAAACAACTGTAACCCTAAAAAGTAGTAGTCATCTACCCTGCACATTCCAATCAGCAGAGTGGGAAGGCTTCTACGTACTACGTTCTAGGAGAATGTAATGAAAGGCCACGTGAGAAAAAGTACCCAAGCTGATGTTGATTACCTATGTAACAACCTCAGACCAGAAGATGCACAAGAGGTACAAGCCTCACATGGTAGTACAAAAGAAGCGTTACAGATGGGGTTTGATGATTCAGATGAATGTTGGACAATCGTGGTAACAGAGACAGACGAGATAGCAGGTATATATGGGGTTGGTAGGTATGATGACATGGTAGGTATACCGTGGTTACTTACTACCCCCGCTATCGAAAAAGTGTGGCTACCCTTCCTTCGCGGTTCGCGTAAATGGGTTAGTGAGATTAATAATAAGTACCCCCTTTTGACTAACGCTGTGGATGCAGAGTATACAGTAGCTATTAACTGGCTACGCTTTGTCGGCTTCACATTTATAAAGAAACATGAAACATGGGGTGTAGGTAATAGACCCTTCTTAGAATTTGTGAGGATACGATAATGGATCCAATGACTATGCTTTCTATCGGGCAGTCCGTAATAGGATTTGCAGAAGAAAGTCGAAAGCAAGCTGAACTAGAAGCACGGTATCAACAAAACAGATTAGCTGCTGCTGCTTCACGTGACTTAAAAATTCAACAATTAAATCGCAGAGCTATTCAAGAAGCAGAGGCTACTGCTGGGCAAAAGTTTGACCTAGCTATCAGAGCTTTAGAAACAAGAGAACGTAGAGTAGTAACCGCTGGCGAAGCTGGTGTTAGTGGTCAAGGTATTGATGCACAGTTGGACATGACTGAGGCGCGTAAGCTTCGGGGTGACACAGTTTACAATCAACAGCTAGAGAATGTGTTTGCTGAACTTGAACTAAACAAGATGGGTGCAGACGCAGAAGCAATGAATAGAATAAACTCCCTACAACGTGGAGTGCAGCCTAGCTTTATGACTGCTGCTGTAGGTGCCGCCGCTGGTGCATATGCAACAGAGCTTAAATATGGTGGCAACAAGTCTGGTAGTTTCCTAGATAGTATGGGACTAGGTGGTAGTGTATCACCTTATGGACAGACAGACGTTGTACTACCTAACGTATCGACAATGAGTTAAGAGGACAACATGGCAGAACGTAGAGTACCAGTACAAAGGCTGGATGTTCCTACAAGTGTTAAGCCTGTGGCAAGCACTGTAGACACTTATGTAAGACCTGCTGCTCCTCAGACCCAAGCAAGTGGGCTGGCTCAATTTGTTAGCGCAATCACTCCTGCTATTCAAGCAGAGGCAGATGAGCGTTTGAAGGTTCGCCTCAAGCGTGAGCGAGAGATTGAGAATGGTATTTATAAGAATAAACTTAATCAGGCACGACAAGCCTCTATTGAATTGTTGGGTAATGCCAAACTACATTATGAAAACAATCAAGAAGAATACCTTGCACTAGAAGATACCGAAGATGGCACAGCCTATGACCAAGTTAAGGCAAGGCGTAATACTTACTTTAATGATTATCTGACACAGTTAGAACAGAAGGGTACTGACCCTGTAATTATTGAAGCACTCAAGAGTGACCTTGCTACTGGTGACACTGCGTTCATGGTATCTGTGTTTGGCGCAGATAAAGAAAAGCGCAACAGAGAAGAGATTAACAACAAGCTTACTACGTCAGTGCGTACTGTACTAGACAGCGGCAACCCTAGAGAACAACAGCTTGCTACTCTTAACGACATTTTTGCAAAGCATGTAGCAGCTAACAACAACGACTTCCGTACTGCTAATGATGTTATGATGGCACTAGCAGAAGACTTGTCACTCACCAGTGCCGACAACGCTCTAACAGATTGGCTAAAGTCAGACCTGTCTAAAAACCAGTTTGGTATCGGACGCAATGCTAAGTCTGCTGCAACTATTGAAGCACGTGCGAAGGCACAGGCTAATGCTGCTGCTTCAGGTATGACTACACAGTTGACTGCTGAAAGCTTGGCAAATAACGCAGCAGAAGCTTACACATCTGGTGAGATGTCAGCCCTTGCTACAGACAGACAGACTGTTCTAAGTAATGGTAAGGTTGTCCAGCATGACCCTAAAGACTATATTCCATACATTGAATCTGAGTTTGCTAGCGAAGTGGCACAGATTATGGGTATGGAAGAAGTAGCACCAGAAGTACGCGACTCTATGTTACTTGAGGCAAACCGTAAGAAGTACAAGTTTTACTCTAGCTTTAATCTGATGCCCCCTGAGTTGTCTCAGTCTGTAAACAACGGACGTACTTTGTTGACTATGGGTGACTTAACAGACCCAGATAATCTAAACAAAGCCAAGACTATGTACGATGCTTTGAACATGGCAGATGGCTACTCTAGCGGAGGTATCATATCTACTGCCCTCAAGGGTGACGATGCTACACGATTTAGACACTTACAGTCAATGATAAATGGTGGCTATGACTTTGCTACAGCTTTAGGTAAGGTACAGGGTACAATATTTACAGGCCGAAAAGTAGCAGTTACTGATGATGATGTGCGTGATGCAATAGATAATAACCGTTTACCGTGGTTAACCAAAGAAGCATCGGCAAGAAACATTGGTATCCTGACTGACGAAGTATCTAAGTTAGCTGACGCACTAATGCAGACTGATGTAGGCATTACAGAAGAAGAAGCTAAGAAGCAAGCTATGATACAGGTAGCTAAAGACTTCAAAGGTATTAAGAATACTGATCGTTCTGTTACCCTGATTAAAGTAGAGAGTAACGCTATCAATGACCCTGTTAATATTACAGCCATTGAGACAGCCCTTACTGAGATTAAGGCTGATGAGGAATTAGCTGGCTATATCAGACAAGGTTTGACTATAGACCCTCTAGAAATTATGGGGATACAAACAGACGCAGGGTTTGAAGTTCATGTAGCCAACACTGGTAATCCTAATCAGCTTTATGTATATGCTACCCCACTAGGAGAAGAAGGTCAAGTAAGTACACAGAACCTACTACTAGGAACTGTGAGTATTTGGGACTTTAATGCTAATAGATTGAATGGTATTAAGGAGCAGATAAAAGCTAAGTATGCTACTGCTGTAGAAGCAGAGCAAACATCTAGTGCTGCCCCCGCTGTTGGAACTGGTACAAACGTAGTAGAAGATACAATAGCCTCTGTAGAACAGGCTGTTACAACAGATGATGATGCTGTTAGGCAGCAAGCTCTAGCTAACATTATACAAAATGTTGAACAAGCTATAGCAGCCGAAGGTGTAGACGAAGAAGCTGTGACAGAAGTTGTAGAGTCTGTAGTGTCCGATGACACAGAAATTACTACTGACGATGTTGAGACTATCTCTGCTATCATTGAGGACGAGGGCTTTAAGTCAGAGCCTTATGATGACATGGGGCTAGACTCTGTAGGACATGGCTTGCAGATAGCATCCCTAGAGCCTGATGAACGTGCCTTGATTAAAGACATCAATAACGTAACAGAAGACGAGTCAAAAGCAGTAGTAGCCTTGAAGGTATCAAAGACCAGAGACTTCTTTACTAACGAAGTAGCAGGGTTTGAGAACCTACCTGCATCTGCTCAGTCGGGTGCAATACAGATGGGCTTCCAGCTTGGTAGGTTTAATGTTAAAGATGAGTGGCCTAAGTTTATGGACTCTCTCAAACGTGCTGGTCAAGCAGCAGAGGGTTCTATTGAACAAGCCTCTGCATTGTTTGACGCTAAATTTAACATGTTGTACAATGTTGCAAAAGATGGTACAATTAAAGCTACTGAGTGGGCAACCCAAACTAAGGATAGAGCATTTGAAGTAGCTGAGACTATGGTGGCTAACATTGACATGCCTTCGATTATTAATCAAGCTAGTGCTTCTACAATCAACGCTAAAGATATGGCACAGGATAGCATACAGCAAGAAGGCACAGTCCTAGACGCACTGGAAGAGGGTAGTCCTTCGTCCAACATTATTGCTGCTCCATACAAGATGATATTTAGCAATGCTTTCGATCAGGTGTTTGGAACACAGAGTAAGTTTACTGCCGAAGACATTGGTGAAGACACTATGTCTGTGATACAGCAAGCGTTGGCTAACGCAGAAGCAAGAGGCTCTAGGAGTGTAGAGTATGACGATTATCCTCTGACTGCGCGTGGATTGAAAGTGTCATCCTTCATTGCTAACTTTAAGGACGTTACAGGTAAGAGACTGTCACCAGCCGAAAAGAAACGGATGGAAGACGAAGTTAATGCTATCTATCCTAACAATCCTATAGGCTTTGCTATGTTGGCGTATGACCTACAGACAGACCCTGTACTAAAAGCAGCAGGATTTGTAGGTGGTTTCTCAATCCAGAAAGATGCTGAAGGTAATAAGTTTATCAAAGAGAAATGGAACTTTAACAACAAGAGTAGCACCGAAGGTACTATTTATAAGAAGGTTCGTAAGTTCTTTGGTGACTTCATGCCTATATCCGAAGAGGAAGGCTCTGAGGTATTTATCAAACTGAACTAATAGAAGGGAACAGTAATGGGTAATAGTGGAATTGAATGGGTAGATAACGTGTTTGATTTCTGTGTTATCTTACTTGTAAGAATGGCTGACATGTTGGGCATGTCTTACGAAGAGATTAACATTTGGTTGTTTGTTGTTATCCAACCTGCAATTACTATATTACTGTTCCTTGAAGTCCTACGACTAAGACGGAAAGTTAAGAGGAGATACGAATGGCTGAACAGACCTTCCTAAAAGACATGGAAGAACTAGGGTTTGGTGGTGCAGAACCATCTCCCTTAACAGCAACCGTCAGTGACCTCGCTCTCAAAGCTGCACGTAAGCAAGCAGAAGCAGAGCGAGAAGATTTAGGCTTTTGGGAAATGGTGGGTATGCGTCAACTAGACGCTGGCACTATCTTCTCAGCCACCGCCCTGCTTGACAGACCAGAAGCAGGGGAACAAGAAGCCCTTACAGATGAAATAATAGAAGAGCTTACAGGTGGTATCACAGATGAACGCGCCATTACTCGTATCCTAGAGGCCGCTGGGTCTAAGGGTGTAAACTATGGTAGAGCTATTGCTAGGGAAGTTAGACAGACTATAGAGACTAACCAAGCCCTCTCAGAGCAGGGACTGACAGGTGCAGCAGCTATGCTGTTCTCTGACGTACTAGACCCTGCTGACGCTGCTATCATGGCTGCTACGGCTGCTGGTGTATCTGCTGCTGCCCCACCTCTAGCTCCTGTCACTGCTCCTGTAGCGGCTGCTGGTGCTAAAGGTTATCGACTGTTTAGTAAGTTTAAGAACAACAAGAAATACCTAGCTATGGCAGCAGGTGTTGGTGGAACAGAACTAGCAGCACTAGAACTTCTACGTTCTCAGTCTAAGTATGACATCACAGGTGGTGACATCATCCTCGCTGGTACAATAGGTGCAGCAGGGGGTGCTGGTTTTACAAAGCTTGGGCAGGTTATGTATAGGCGTTCAGTCGTACAACAGGCACTGCGTAAGCAAGCTGATGGTGAGCCTCTAACTGCTACAGAGACTGCTATTCTACGTCAGAATGATGACGAGATACTAGCACAAAAGTTTCGGCAGATGGCACACGACAACGATGACTTTGGTGTAGATGAGCTAGCAGAAATTACAGGTGGTTCTGGTCTTACTCGTAAAGACTTTACACAAATGACACCTGAGGAACTGGCAGCAGTCCCACGACAGCGTGGGGTAGGTGCAGGGGTCAGGGGTTTTCTTTCTGCTTTTGTAGAGACAAAGAACTCTGATGATGGTATTGTACGATGGTTAGGCGATGGGCTTGGTCTAAATAGCACAGGTAATAAAGTAGGTGCTGATGGACGAGTTACTGCGGTAAACTTTGGAGCATTGGAGCAACGCGACACACTTGTAATGCGTTACAGGTTGAGCATTGCTAACCCTATTAAAGAACTTCGTGAGCAATACACCTCTCGCACAAACATCAGCCAAGCAGATTGGAATGTTCTGGTATCTCGCCAGTTGCGTATGCCTAATCCTGCTGCTGACCCTGCTGTAGTAAAAGCTGCTAACATCTATAAGACTAAGATGAAAGAACTGGCGCAACAAGCTGTTGATGCCAATGTAGCTGGATTTGATGTGGGAACTATATCACGTATTCAGAACTACGCCCCACGTATCTTTAACAGGGGTAACATTCGTAGGCTTCGTGAAGGCACACTCAAAGACAATGCAGATGGTAGCCTCAACGCAGCGTGGGGACAGCTAGCAGAAGCAGCTATTCGTAAAGGACAGCCTAACATTGAAACTACAGTCAAGAAAGCCCTTGAGAAGAAAAGAAAGGGTAAGGCTGTTAGTGCCAAGATGGTAAAAGACTACATCACACGTATCTCTAATGGATATATTAAAGGTGTACTAGACCCCTCTTACAATCAACGCTCTAATGCTAAGATGGCTAACGGTGACTTCGATGTAGAAGATTTCACCAATGTTATGAAGGCAGAAGGTTTTGGTGATGATGACATCGAACTAATCCTAGACGTTCTTACTGCTGATGCAAAAGTCAAAGGTCATAAACGTGCATTACCACGTATGATACTTGACGAAGCTACAGAAATCACGGTTACTGGTTCTGATGGTAAACCTTTCCAGCTACGGTTTCACAACCTGCTAGAAGAGAACATGGAAAACCTGTTTGACAGTTACGTGTTTCAACTCTCTGGTTCTATTGGACTAGCTAGGAATGGTATTGACACTAATGAAGTAGGCTCTAGCTTTGAGACTATCATTAGTAAAATATCTAATCAGGGTGATGCTGCTAGGCAGAAAGAGATAGAGTCTCTACGTTACATGTACGAGTCTACCAACGGTAGGTTTGCCTATCGGTCTGACTTGACAGAAACACAAAAGCAGACACTACGCCGTGTGCGTGAACTTAGCTTTATGGCTAACATGGGCATGTCAGGTATGGCAGCTATCATGGAACTGTCTAATGCTATCTTTGAATATTCGTTCTCTACTCTAATCAAAACTGTACCTATGTATGGTAAGCTAATTAGAGACTCTCGTACAGGCCAACTTAGCTCAAGAGTGGCTAGGGAAATGGAGGCTGCTACTGGTGTAGGCGGTGACGGAATTGTATCTAAAGTTACAACTATGAGAAGCAGACTTGAAGGCGATGTGTCCGAAGGTATTCAGATAGACGGAGAGATTACTAAGTTTGACGAACTGCTAGGTAAGGGACGTATCTTTACTTCTATTGCCTCTGGCTTGCAGGGTGTTACAGACGTACTGCGTAGGGTAACACTATACAACTACGCCTCAGAGTGGGCATATGCTCACAAGGCTGGTAAGGTAGCTATGTCTCCTATCAAGAGGGAGCAGTTGGGCATTACTGATGAGATGGCACAACGTATTCGCAATCAGATTGATGAACACGCTGATTACTTGCCTGATGGTACACTCAATGGCCTGAACGCTGATAGGTGGACAGACTCTGATGCAGCAGACATTTTCTTTGCCTCTGCTCGTAGAGAAGCTACACAGGCTGTGCAAGAGATGAACGCAGGTTCAGTCAACGCACGTTTGCGTGGAGAAGTAGGTAAGTCTTTCTTTCAGTTCTTGTCCTTCCCTATGGCATCTATGGAACAACAGGCTATGAGACTTGGTGTTAGATTTGCTAATGGCGATCAGATGCAAGTAGCTAAGATTATGTCCTTCTCTATGATGCTGGGAAGCATGATGTACATGTCAAGGTCTTACCTTAACTCTATGGGACGTAGTGACCAAGACGAGTACATGAAGAGGCGTATGGAGACAGCTAACCTTCTACAAGGAGCATTGAGCCAGATTGGTGCAGCTTCTATGTTTGGTTACATCTACCAGCTAACTACTGGTGCTATGGACGGTAACACTAATGCCCTGACACCTGCTGGTGTATCTATGGGTATTGGGGCTATCAAAGGTGCTGGTGACATGTGGGATGCTCTAGGTGAGGGTGAACTAAGTGAGACTGAATTACGTAGTCTTCTTCGCATTTTTCCCTTTACATCTCTATATGGAGTTAGGCAGATACTTAATGCTACCGCAAATGCGGCTACAAATTAATAGGAAAACAAATGGCTTTTTCATATCAAGACTATACAGGGGATAACTCTACTACTACGTTTAGTATCCCTTTTACATACACTGCCACTAGTGAAATTAGTGTAACGGTAGACGGTGTGGCTCAAACTGGCCTTTCTTTTCCTTCTGCCTC